CATGAACTGATCGGGACTCGCACCAGTTCCCCATCGACGATCAAGTCCATAACGTAGCGAATCTGCGCCGTAGGGTCAATGAATGGTGTCGGGTCGGTATAAACAGCGCCGTAGAGCGGAGAAGGTAAGCCTTCGTCATTGATGTAGACAACGACACCCTTTGCGGCAAAGAATGACGGCGCAGACGGTAAACCACCATCAGATAACCAACCGCCGACGCCAACCAGTGCCCAGAATGACGGCGCGGCAGGCAATCCAGTTTCATCTGCAAGCGCAACGATCCAGGGCGACGCAGTAAATGAAGGATCAAGTGGCAGACCGACATCAGCGAGGATTGCCTCGACTGTGCCGATGACAGCTTCGTAAAACGTCGCGTCGGCTGTGTCATAGTCCGGACGGGTATACGCCGGCTTTGCAAACCATGACGCATCCGCCGCGTCGTAATCAGGCCGGGTGTATGCCATGACTCACAGCTACCAGTTCCCACCAGTCTCGAACACCACACCACCGGCACCAGTCTTCACGATCAAGAAGGTGCGGCCTGCGGTAGTTCCAGACCCGGAAAAAGTGTCGAGACTGGTGAAGCTGGACGCCGCATGACACAGACACCATAGACCAGGCATGTAACCAGAACTCAGGAAACTACCAGCCCCGTGCTGATGGGTGGCGAGCAGTCTTGAAATCAACAGTTTCCCGGTTGACGGGTCCGGATATGTTGGGAACCCGCTGCCGCCTGAAAGAACTTCTGTCCACGGCACGTTAGCGCAAGGCATCAGGAAATTAGGCACAGGAACTTGCGCATACGAACCGGCGAGATAGGATGTCGGCGCCGTGGTGTTGTTGGTGTTGGTGAAGTTGAACCCCTGCCTCTGGACCGTCGCGGTTGTTGATGTCGTGCTTGTCTCAGACGCACCGATAATGAATGTCGTGAATTGATGATTCGGTATCGGGCTATCGACAAGCTCCCCGAACGCAAAGTGCGAATCTCCGCCGTCAGAGTTCCCCAGCGTAGTCTGGTTGCCGAACACGATCAGGTAAAACGTCCTGTCAGTCGCGAGGCAAATCCACGCCCTCGCTGTGCTGTCCGCCGTCACCGACTTTCTGAAGCTGGCATCTACCACGTTTAGCCTGGGGAATGGGTCAACACCCGTGCTGATTGCAGTCATGCTCCCGTAGGCGCGAAACGTCACCACACGGGTAGCTGAATCATCTAGCCTTAGGTAGCGCTGTTGACCTGAACCTTGACGATACGCGACCAGATGATTGCCTGCATCCTCGTATGCCTTCGTCCATCCTGCTGCGGCTTGTGATCCATATCCGTCAACTAGAATTGCATTCAACGCCACCCGAAGCGCGCTAGACGTGCCGTTGATCGTAGGGGCGCTAGTGTCGTCAGACCTGTAAATCGTTGGCGTTGCCATGTCATGGACTCGATGCAGAAACGGTGCCGGCGGCAGCTGTCGCCCCGGCACCCGTGATTGAAGCCGCGCCAGTTAGCCCTGGTAACACCCTGTCAATCAGGTCGAGGTACAACGTCCCGGCGTCGTCGTCCAGAACGATGCGTTGCACTTCTTCGTTGGGACACGGAAGACTGTACTCGCCGGTTCCCGCATTGCTGGTTGTCTCCCCGACCAGTCTACCGTCGGCACGCGAGTAGACCCGCACCGTGCGTGCACAGACGGCGTTGGTGTCGTCGTAGACAACCCCCTCGACCACCGTGGTGAGTGATGGTCGGGAGGCCACGTCCAGTAACGCCACCGCGACCATCTGGATTTCAGCATCCCGCCCGACTGATCCTAGATCGGACATTACCAGTTCCCCGATGTTTCAATCGCCACTCCCCAGGAGGTAGCAGCGCCGACCATGTAAAACGTCCTACCCGTGTAGTCTCCGCGACCCGTCACGATTGCAAGATGCGGCGGGACTCCAGTTGAAAGGAAAGCGTGCCCAATGTGCATCAGGCCTGGAAAGTCTCCCCTGGCGATAGCGGTCGGTTCCAACGCAGTGAATGGAAAGAGCATCATTGCGCCACGAGTCTGATCTGGGAACGGAGTTCCGGCTGCGCCAGAGTCTGACACAGCGTAAAGTTGTGCTCCCCGCTTGTAGCAGTTGGTCGAAGCACTTGACCCCTGGTTGTAACTGCCGTTCAGGTACAGCGTTGTCTGTGCTGCCGAACCAATGGAAACCAGGCATTGCCTAACGTCAGTGGCAGTCGTGCTGGTTGCCGAAGTGTCTGAACTCGCGCACAGGAAACTCGCGTTTATGTCGCTGGAAACTCGGGTGTTACGCAATGTCCCGAACCCTAGATGAGCATCGCCGCCGTCATATTGAGCAGTTGGCAAAGTGGCGCTTCGATTCCCAAATATGAACAGGTAAAACACAGCGTCTGTAGCGAAGCAAATCCACGGTCTTGCCGTGCTGTCAGCACTTACCGACTTTCTGCAATACAAGCCACCAGAAATCTGCCCCGAGGTGGGGAACGGGTTGCTGCTGGTCGCTGCGTCAATATCGCTGATTGAGCCGTAGCCGACAACACGCGCAAGCCGAGCATCGGCGTCGTCCATGCGAAGATAGTGCTGCGGCCCGCTGCCCTGCCTATAGACGCGCTTGTTCGTGCCGGTGTATGGTGCTGTCCACCCTGCGGCAGATTGCGACCCATATCCGTTAACTAAGATAGCATCCAACGCCGTTACCAATGCGCCGGCAGTTCCGGTGATGACCGGAGCCGAGGAGTCGTCGGAGCGGTAGACGGTCGGGATTGCCATTTGTTTACCCGATGGTGGCGCTCAGAATCTGCACAGGCTGACCTGACACGATGGTAAGGGTGTTAAAGACGATCTTGCCTGACACCGCCACCGTGCCTTGTTGAACGGGAATGCTCAGGTAAGCCGTGCCACCGCTGCTACATACGGTCGAGTACGCCGCTGTGCCGCTGGCGCTGGCGTTGACTGTGGTCGAGGCAGTGGTCAGCGTCAATTGCCCCGTGGTGCCGTTCACAGTTCCCGCAGGGTCTGTAAGCGTATGCGTGACCAGCAGGACATCGCTGTTGTCGTAGGTCTTGATCGACCCCGCTGTTCCTGAGTCCACAAGGGCAAGGAACGCAGTGTGCGCGTCGATCTTCGCCTGCGCGTGATAGGTGGCTACTGAAGGGGCGGGCATGGTGTTTTCCTTAGACTGATAGACGCGACACTGGCAAGCAGACCAGCCGCGAAGTGCCTGCATTCAGGCGATAGGTTTCTAAAACCACTTCAAAAACCCCGGAGCGCGTCGATAGCACAGCTCTTGGATAGAGTTGAAGCATGCGAAGGATGGCTGAATTTACCGCTGTGTCCGATTTCCATTCCAACTCAAACGTCAGGTCACCGTCGCTGTATCCACCGTCGTTGATTGCCACTCCACCGTCGAGCGTGATGACTCGGTTTACTCGTCGTGTCGTGTCCCGGTCTGGGAATTCGTCGGTGTTGATCTCGACGTACCCTATCGGGTCGAATACGGTTGCGGATAGTGTATTGAGCATGGTCACACGCCGAGCAGGAAGGCCATGCCGTCCTTATTCGCCTTGACTTGAACCGCCTTCAGGATTTCCCACATGAACGCCTCTAGGTGTGGCTGTAGCCCTGCCCCGTCTATTTTAATGATGGCGTCGCCGCCTGCGAGGGCTTTAGTTTGAGCGTTCAGGTTGTCGATCTGCGCCTGAGTCAGCTTTTCCTGTAGTTGGAATGATTTTTCGCGCAGTGCGTTTTCCTTGTCGATCTGTTGGAATACTGCGTTGTAGGCGCTTGAATCAAGCCCGTTAAGCTGCCCGAACATCCCGAACAGATCGCCAAGCAAATTTCCTGTGCTTTCGATTCCTACATTGATAGAGTCGAAAGCCGCCTTGACCTTCTCGGCATCGGCTTGGATGCGCGCAACGTCAATCTCCGCCTTGAACTCCAGCGTCTTGATGCGTTCATTGCTTGCGAGTTTTTCTAGTTCTAGGGCGAGCTTCGCCGCATCGTCTGCCGCTTTCTTGGTCGCGTCAGATTGTTTCTTTAGTTCTGCGGCGTTTTCTTTGGTATATCCAGTGTTCTTTAAGAACGCTTCGCTTGCCTTATCAACCTCGACTCCGTACCGCGCCCAAGTGATCTTCCCATCCTCTGCGGCTTTTTGTAATGCAGAGACAACCCGCTCTAGTTCTTCTGTGTTGTCAATCTTCGGAATGACAACCTTAAGTGCTTTTGATATCTCATCGCCTGTAGACCCAGCGGCTTTAACAATAGTCTCAAAGGCGGATACATAATCGGAGCCAATGGATTTTGCAGAGAATCCAAGTTTCTTGTAAGCCTCAGCTAGTGCCTCTGTTTGTTGTACACCGTCTAGCCCCAATCGTTTCGACTCTGCCGCAGATTCATTTATCTGCCGCGTCCAGTCGATAAGGTCAGCCGATCCCGAACGTGCAAGCCTTGAGGTTTCCGCAAGACTTTGGTTAGTGCCGGTTAACTCAGAACTCGCGATTCCTGCGCTAATTCCTACATCACGGAGAGCACGCGAAAACCCTTCTGTATCAGACCCGCCACCAGCAAGGAAAGTCTTCAGTGCACTGAAGTAACCTGTAATCGTGTCAATCTCGATTACGGTTGTCTTTGTAGTTCTCGTAAGATCAACTAATGCCTGAGTGATTGCCCCAAATAGGCCCGTATCTCCACCAGCAACTGCCAATTCCTTGAAAGAATTTATTAGCCGATTTAGTTCTGCATTGAACGTCGTAACGTAATTTGTATCTCCAAACGTCTTGTTCAGTTCTGCTGCGAATTTAGGAAGAAACTCGCTTGCGACTACATCACCGCTTTGCAGTAGTTTCCCAAGTTCCTCTGTCGTAACTCCAACTGCTCTAGCTGCAATCTGAAATGCACCAGGCAACCGCTCGCCGAGTTGACCTCTAAGTTCTTCAGACGAAACCGTACCCTTGCTGATGATCTGTTGAACCGCAAGCAATGCGCCGTTCGTTTCCGCAGACGATTTGCCGAGCAGGGCCATTGCCTTGCTAATGGCTTCAAATATGTCCCTGGTCTGCTGACCCTCTAGCGATGTTCCCTTCGCCGCAGCCGATAGGGCTACAAAGTTGTTGGCTGTCCCCGTAATCTCCAGCCCAAGAGTGTTTGAGATGCTCTTGACATAACTCAGCGACTCGGCAGCGCCTTGCGTGCTCCCGGTGACAAGCGTCATCGACCTGCCAAAGTTTTCGATTGCCACATTGGCGTCGATAAATTCTTTGACCACGATGGACCCCGCCAGCGCCTGCATGGCGCGGGAAAGGTCTAATACAGAAACAGACGTATCACCGAGTCGCTTTGAAGCGTTCGCGGCTTGATCCATCTTCGGCGCGACATCAGTTGCCGCGCTCGACAACCCGCCTAGCGACTTTTCAAGATTGACTACTGCGCTGCTCAGTTGATCCTGAGCCTGGAAGATGATCGCAACAGTCTTGGTGATGTCAGCCATTACTTAGTCTCAGCCGCTCGCCGTTCGTAATACGCTGCCCACAAGGCAATTTCCTCATCAGTGATGAACCCTTGCGGAATCACATCCGGGCGGTGCTGGTACAGGAACCCGCCGCGCTGTTCGATGAG